GAAAGCTTCATTGGTGTGCTCCATTATGCGTGTGAATTGTTCCTCAGGAGTCATGCCTTTGATCTGGAACCTCGAGAATTCACTGTGATTCCACGCTTCAATGACACTCAGAATAGGACAGCACTCAATTAGCATTCTGCCAGACATTGTCATGATGCCCCTCGGACGTGGCAAGCCGCTTTTCTCGTTCCTCTCGAACTTGACGAAAAAGCCATGGCGATCATACTTCATCCTTTCTTTGCGTGTCATGATCCCAGAGCAGTACCTATGGTATTCTGCGACCCTGTTCTCGATCCAGGCGGCGGACCTTTTCCCCCGGTAATGCTCGGCAAACTGTTGAACAGCTGTCTCACGACTTATTGAGTTCACGTCAACGGAATCTATGTAATAATTCAAGAACTCCTTGCTTTGCTTAATGAAGTCAATTACAACTGTATTGTCTTCCCTCATGCTCTTCGTCATTCCTCTACCGACAAAAGCAGTGAGGGTGCTCATTGAGTCTGTAACAGCATAGAAGCCCGGTCCTACGGGTTCATCCGAGTACAGTGTCCCGATGGGGTAAACACCCACTGGAGTTTTCTGTTTGTCCGGATCCGCCTCAACCCTGAACTTTTTGACATAGTTCGGGCAGTCCGGGGCCATCCCGGCACCAACAACCTTCATCAAGTTTGCGACCTGTTGGTTCTCTATGGCCACATCCACATTTGGAATGTTAGCAGCGGCAGGGGGTGCGGCAACCGGCACCATTCCCCTGAGCCGTGGTCCGGCGGGTAGGCCCTTAGAGACTTTGGCTGAAGCTATCATCAGTACTTCACTGGTGCCAGACAAGACGTTTTCTCCTGCGGGGTAGTTGACTGTCCTTTGGCGGCCGATCTCAACAATCCCCTTGCTAGGTTCCGTGCCAACCGAGGCAGCCATCTCAACGGCATGGAGCCCGTTTTTGTAGAGGGTGTCTGAGACAACATGTTCCTTCGTGGGGCAATCGAACAGTTTGACGGTGCCAAAACCGTAGTCAAAGTGATATGAGGACATGACTACGCAATCAGTAAAACGGTCTTGATACTCCACAGCGTCCCTCCTAGCTGTTAGGCATCTGACATCTTCATTGCTTTCCAGTTCGTACTTTGCACGGAAAAACACGGTCTCCTCCTTATACACGTTCGTTAAGCTTAACCGAAACGCTCTATAAGCGAAGTAACACACACCGCCAATAACCACAAAGCCAAGGAGGGCCGGGCCGTTTATGAAGAACAGACCCGGTGCTGAAGACAGCTTGGACAGCGTGCCCATGGTGGTCAGGACGGATGTCACGGCTCCCAGCTCCACGCGATCGTACACGCTTTCGAAAGTTGAGTACAACCGTTCAAGCCTCGCTTCCGTTGTCAGCTCGAACAGTTTCCCAGTGAGCCACGATCGGCGGACCACTCCAGGTCCATCCACGGCTTCGAAATCAGCTTCATCGCATACAGCGGCCGTCATGATCACGTAGTGTCCGGCCCTGTCTGTCTTAGGCGGTGCCTCACACTCTCCTTTCTGTTCTCCTTCCCCTTCCTGTTCGGGTTCTGGTACGCTTGGATCAGGTTTCATCTCATGTGGAAGAAGTAATTTAAGAACCACCCAGTGTGTATACCGATTGTTGAAGACATAAGGCTGCTGTCCTTCAACCAGGATTACAACATTCACGCCCCTGCTAAACCCATACTCACCAACGTGGTGCAGAGCCCCCATGTGCCGTGGGACGTCAAAGACCTCGTCTCCATCTAGGCTCTTCAGATACTCTTTGACATCCGGTTTGAAGCCTGCTGCAACATCTATAGCTACGCGGCCACAGAACGGTGCCCCACCCTGATCAAACTGGACGACAGTAGCCTTGTTGGGATCTCTGAACTTAGTCCTAATCCCTGGGTGAGGGTTGTACGTGAATTTCCGCTCAAGCCACTTCCTTTGCTTTTTCTGTGCCTTCCTCGCGTCATCTTCGTCTTCAAATTCTTCCTGGTCTTCCCCGTCGCTATCCTGGTCTTCACTCAATCTGTTGTCAACACTTTTAGCGTGCTCGACCCCCTCCGGAGGTGCCTCTGCTGGGCGTGAAACTTTCGAGTTGCCACCTTGACCTTGGTTCTTGACAGCTGCTGCTAAGAACGGTCCCGCCCCTCCTCTCAGTATAAGTGGAACGGGCTCATCTCCTTTCCTCTCCAATATGGGAACACGTGGCGGTTCGTCATCATCGCTGTCTGAGTCAGGGATCAGAGGTGGAACGTCATCCTCGGAAATGATGTAGACTTCCGTTTTATCACCAAGTTCTCCAGAAGTGATGCCAACCTTTCTTCCCTTCTTCTTCCTCTTCTTCTTCTTCTTCTTCGTCAACTGTTCGGAAGAGGCAGCGGCCGACACTCTGCCATCTAAGAAGACATGATCCCCAAACCCTACGTCCGAGATAGTTAAGTGGGAGCAATCGGGTTCTTTGCTTGGACTCAATTTGGAGGCCAACATGAATTTGTGGCACCTTGACCTGAAAAGGTCAACAATCCGGACTTGACGATGATTAGGGGAGACATCAATGTTGCGGAGTTCATCTAATTGTGAATCTATCGAATACTCATCCTCATCTGACTCGTAATCCTCACCTATACCGTTGACGACATAATAATCATCATTCTCAGCGTCGGTGCTGTCATCGCAACAGCACACTGCCATCAGCACTTCCTTGGCTAACACGAAAGGGTTTGATCCTTTTGGAAAGAAGGTGACATCATCTGAGCCCGTCACTTCTCCATTAGCCCCATTCAAATCACTACGCACATCCATACGTTCTTGATTATCGTTTTGCTCCGCATTAGCGCGAGCAATCAAGGCGTTTGGAATCGGACGGCCCGTCCACCTGGTGATGTCGACTCCACATGAATAGAAGAAACGCTTGTCAATCGTTGTGTGACCTTCGAACAGACCTGTCTCCGCAACGGTTCTGGAAACCCTGAAGTATGATTCTCCCTCGTCATCAATGTGCTCTTGCAGCACACACCAACATGCGATGGCTGAAGCCTTACCAACTGAGTCTCTTGAACGGCCCACACACTTGTTAACATACGTCAGGACGGGCGTTGGCGGGATTCTGAACGTCCCGAAAAAGACGCTCATCTCCGCAACAACAACGTATATTCCCCCGACTGACGTAAGAGACAACCTAACGTTGTATGTAGCCATATCATTCCCGAAACGCTCAGGAGATAGTTGTGTGAGGAGCAGGCCCCGCCAGTAAGACATTATACGTTGTTGTCTTCTGGTAACCACATCATCAGAGTTTGTTGCTTCACCATGCGACCCATTCAATGCGGACTGAAAATGCGGGTCCAAGCTAACATTGACGGTAACGTGATTGTGGATGTGTGGTTCGCCATCTGGGTGGACGCCGTCAAAGTCCGTCACGGCGTTGTTATCCATGCAACACGTCAAGCAGTTGCGGATGAACCTCGCGACGCAGCACACGTAGTCTAGATCGTCGTCCTCGGTGACTTCACCATGCGACCCATTTAGTTGGGACTCTATGTGAATTAGCCACGGTTCTTCCCGGTTCTTCCTCTCGAACCTCGCCCAGGAAGCTGCCATCTTCTTGGGAATCTCCGCTACCGGAACTCTATGCGCGAGTTCTTCAACGTCGTCATGACCGGCAAATGGACTGGCCGTTATGACTTTAGCTACCGGGACAAGGGCGGGCCCGGTAAGCTTGATGAGGTCCTTCAGCCTCATATAATTACCACGTAGGGCGTAACACGCCATTCTCGCTTCATTCAGCGTGAACGTGGTCTTGATGATGCCGCTCTTAACAGCTCTCCACACTTCTCGTATGGCTAACATCATCTGAATTCTGTTTGCAAAGAACTTGTGAGAGTGTAGGAACCAAAACCGATAAATGATTCCGTAAAACTGGGCAGGATCTTGC